TACCTCCATTGCCCAATACTTTAGATTATTCCGCAAACCAAGTAACTCTCGTAAATACTATATTATCGGGACCTCATGCATTTTTACATGCTAATGAGGCGACTTCAGTTCTTCTTGACATACCGTGGTATTGTAATACTGATTATGACTCTTTGGATGTAGATATTGAAGAATCTTACAAGCCAGCAATTTCCTTAAATAATTATCCAGGTACCTTTGCAACCTTAGTTTTTCTAGTATTAAACCAGTTAATGGCTTCTTCTGGTTCTTCTACAGCATTAAATATAACGATTGAAGCCAATTTAACTAATTTAGAAGTAGCAGTACCTACTCCCCGTTACATTACGTATAATCCGCAATCTTATTTTAGTAATTTAGGTACCTCTCTTATTGATTCTGCGACAGGGTTCGCTAAATCTTTTATTGGAGATGCTATTGATGGGCTTAGAGGAGCCATCCGTTATTATACAGGGTTACATAACCCAAATCTACCTCAAATTCAGTCATCTACTCTTATGCTTCAGAGGAATAGGTTAAATAATGTTGATACTTTACAGTATATGGAGAATCTTGACCCCAATGCAAATTTTGTTAGAATTGTTCAGGAACCAATTTTTAATACAGATGTTGATGAAATGGCATTGAATCATATTATCCAGAAAAAGCAATACATTGGTACCTTTGGCGTTAATTATTTGGATCCAGTTGGAAAGTTACTGTTTGTTAGACCAATTTCTCCTTATCAAGGAGGGCTGCAAACTATTACTAGTTATGACTCAGAATTGGCACCTTGCCTAGCTAACAATATAGAGGCTATACATCTCCTAACTCGTGCATGGAGTGGCAATATTAAAATCACGATTCAATCCGTAATGAATAATAAACAACAAGTGAAATTGCGGCTTATACAATTGTATAATCCATCTTCCAACGTACTTACTGGTTATCCTGATTATCAAACAGTTTTACAAGCACCTTCACATCTTCTAGAATTTTCTGCTGGAGGACAGACGCAAGAAGTTATTTTACCTTATTTAGCAAGAAATCAAATGTTATTAAACGCAAGAGATAGTACCTTAGAGGCTTTGTTGCATGGACTATATTATATATACGTAGCTCAGCCCTTAGTTTATTCTTCAGGTTCCCCTTTGACAGCTTATTTTAATGTGTATATTAGTATGGAACCAGGTACGGAATTTTACGGTTATTCCACTGAGTTAATGTATGCCAATGGTCCTGTTAATAATCCTTTAGGTAGGATAGAAAACTATAAACCTCAAAGTTATGTTATGAATAAACCTCAAAAACAAGATGATAAAGTAGCTAC